AAAGAACACGATATTATCGTTATATCAAAAAGCGGCACAGTTGGCGAAATCATTGAAGTGCAAGGTTTACGAGTTGCTTTACCAAAAGTGCCAACCAACGTGCACGTGCATGCTAAACGAAAATGGCAAAGGATAGAATATCCTAAAGAATTATCTAAATTAAAAAATATATTTGACTGGCGATCATATCCTGAAGAAGCAAAAGATAAGTGGTTTGATTATATAGACGAAGAGTTTAAACGTAGAGACGAAGGTTTTTGGTTTAATAATAACGGCAAACCAACATACATAACAGGTAGTCATTACATGTACTTACAGTGGAGTAAGATAGATGTAGGTGCGCCTGATTTTAGAGAAGCTAATAGATTATTTTATATATTCTGGGAAGCTTGTAAAGCAGATAAACGTTGTTATGGTATGTGTTACTTAAAAAATAGAAGATCTGGTTTTTCTTTTATGTCTTCAGCTGAAACAGTTAATTTAGCTACTATATCAAGCGATAGTAGATATGGTATATTATCAAAAAGTGGAAGTGATGCTAAAAAAATGTTTACCGACAAAGTTGTACCAATATCTGTTAACTATCCGTTTTTCTTTAAACC